ATAGATGCGGTCAGCACAGATAGCGCCTACAGCGTCGCTGTCTTTAAGCAGGTAGTAAATCGCTTTGCCTGTTTCCATTATTGCTTATCTTTGAACGGGTACGAATGGGAGCGCCTCTGTCAGCATTGCTGCGGGGCGTTTCTTTTTTTTACATCTTCTTTATCCAGCGGTCGTAGATTTTGCGATACATGTTTAACTGCATCTTCTGCATGCGTGGGCGCATCCTGCCTAAAGCTGGCTGCAGCTTATCGTAAAACTTCGAGCCTTTACTACGCCCGCGACCGCCAACGTTACCGCCTTCCACCCAGGGCGCGAAGTAGCCATCAAAGCGAGTGCTTCCACCACGCTTTGCGCCGACGAGCACATTGACTTTACTGCGCTTTGCGTTCCACATCTTAATGCTTCGCCGCAAGGTGCCTTTAGGTATCACTTTATCTATCTCGCCTGGTGACCTGTCGCGCCCTTTGTTGCGCTTCTTGTAGACTACAAACTCAGTGCCCCCCTTTGGTAGCGCGCTGTTCTTAATAGCCTTGGCAGCGTTGCGCCCAATGCGCCGGTTAGCTTCACGCAGTTCGGTGCGCATCTCCTTCGGGAAGTCGCCCAGGCGGTCGAGCTTTTGCATCAGCTCTTTCATACCGTCAACCTCAGCGCGCATCTGTTCCCCTCTCTTTGCAGAAGATGCGCAAGCCGTCGCGCCGGCCTATCTCTTCAAAGCCTAAGATGTCATACTCGCGCGATTCAAATATGATCGTGTCATCTTGAGCGATGGCCAGCCCGCCAGCGTCGTCGCTAGGGTTAGGGTGCCGAACGATAAAAGCCAAATCGCGTTGCGGGTAGATCTGGTAAGCCTTCATGCTTTCGCTTGCGCTGCCAGCATAAACAACTTGCGCCCACATGCTGGTATCTGTGGAGCTGGCAGCCGTCGGCTGGCCGTAGTCGTCTTGCGCAAGCGTAACCTGCCGGAGCGTGATAGCTCTATCTCTAAGGCCTGCGTTCTTCATGGCTGATGCAGAATGCGGAAGCCGTTAAGCAAAGCGTCGGTGCCCAGCTTGACGCGCGTAGTTATGGTGCCGCTCACCTCATCTGTGCGCATGTCGTAGAGATGGCCAACGATAAGCTTAATCGCGCTAATGATGGGAGCGGGAATGTCTGCCGGAGCGTAGCCAGCTGTGAACTCAATGCGGATAGGCGTAAGCTCGTACTCCTCTAAGCTGGGGCCATCGTGAAAGTATATCTGCCCTGGCTGCCGCTTGATGTCGTAGTGCACTTTGCTAGAGCTGATTGTTTGCTCTGTGCCGCTTAAGTTGTCATACTTAACATCCCCCACCGCTGAGAGCGGCCCCACTGGGAACGTAGCGTAACGCCATTGTCGAAGGTAGCCCGTAGCGGAATACGAGCCTAAAAGCACGTTGCAGTAGTTTTCAACGTAAGCGATGGCCGAGAGGCGTGCAGCTTCTATCAAACTATCCTCAAGTGCATGAGTTACACGTAGATGCTTCTTCAGCTCCACTGTTGAAATAATCTGCTCGGCTAACGACGTAGAGCTCACGTCGGTTTGCAAAGCGCCTATAGTGACTTGCATACTATAAAAATAAGAAAGCCCAGCTGTTAGGCCGGGCTTTCCAGTTTTATGCTTTACGCTTATGCAGCGTCGTCGTGGAAGCTAAGCACAGCGCCGGCGTGGATCTGAGCAGCCCCAGCGTACCTATGAATGCTGATTCGCACGTCGTGAGCCGTGTCCAAACTATACGGATTGAGGACTATGTCGAGCCCCCCAAAAAATCCTAGAGCGGCAGCCATATTGAAGTCACCCATCAGCAGTTCGCCGGTAGCGCCTGCGCCCTCAGTGATAAGGTCAGTGACGAAGTATGGGTGCCCCAGGAGCGTATTGTTTGAGCGGTCCAGCGCTGGCGTTACGCCTGAAGCCACAACAGCTTGAGCGATAATCGTATGAGCGTCGCCGTTAGCGATAGCTACAATGTTATTGAAGTCGACACCGTTAGCAATCAAAGCGCCCTCAGCGGCTGCAATGTTAGCAGCGCTAACTACTACGTAGTCACCGTCTGCGTCATCGGGCTGAATAACACCAAAGACAAACTTGTCAATCTGGCGATCCATCTGCACGCGCATATCGTTGGTGATAAGCTGCTCGATGGCGTTGCCGCTCTGAATCATGAGCTGTTGGCTGACAGTAGCAAAGGCGCTGAAACGCTGCGGCGTAAGCTGCGCGCGACCCAATGCCATGTTGCTATCTGCTGCAGGTGCAGCTCCCTCGTTTACCTCGCTGATCGTGGAAGGCGTGGCAACAGTAGGAATGTCAGTGTTGAACTGCAATCCGTTCAGCACGCGACCGCCAGCACGCTGGAAGACGGTCTGTGAAGCCAAAGCCTCGATGCCTTGAGCGATGTTCTTGCCGACAACCTGGAAGCCCTGCGCTGCAGCCGGGGTAGTGCTACCGCTGGAGAAGTCTCCAGCCGTTCCGTCAACAGCTGCACGAATGGCAGCGTCAGGAATGCTCAGCGTACCGCGCAAGCTGACACCGCTAGACTGCGCCTCCCGGCGAGCCTGCTCAGTGAACTCAGCAGCAACGCCAGTAACGCGCCCATGCTGGAAAGCTTCGCGCACCGCGTGGCTCAAGTTGAAGCGGCTAGTCATGCGACCGAGCTCCCGCTGCTCTGAGCGAGAAGCTTCGCCGGCAAGCACGGCGCTCTTCGCAATCTCTTGATCCTCGCGCTTTACTTTCAGCTGGCGGTCAACGTTGCGGATTTCTTTTGCAAGCCGCTCCATCTCTGCGATGTCATTGTCATTCATCTCGCGCTCTTCGAGCTCTGCAGCCTTTTTTACGTCCTCGCGCTGCTCGACGTACTGCTGGCGCAAAGCCTGCAAATCTTTAATGGGAAGATCCATGTCTAATCCGTTTGTGTAAATATAGCTACTCTATTTTTTTTGATAGCGAGGTAAAGCGCTGATGCTCTTCATAAATCGAGCGGGCTACCTCTCTCACTTCTCTGCGCAGTTTGTCCCAGCGCTTGCAGAAGTCTTCTTCCGTGTAAACGTCAGCATCTACTAGCTCGTTGCTGAACTGTGCAAGCAGTTGCAAGCAGTCATTATCCAATATCCTCAGGCTGTTCAGCAGCTCCCGCTTTGCGCGCATAGACTTCCGTAGATTCGTAAGCAGGATAGGTCACAGGCGAGACGTCCAGGAGCCGGCCAACCTTAGTGATAAGGCGCATGCCGTCTTCTTGGATGTCTTGCTTTTCAATAGTGAACCCAAAGCTGCTTTGCGTAATGTCGCCGCGCTTAACCATTGCATACAGATCGCGGCCCGCTTGCGTGTCTACAAGCTCAGCTCGATAGTATAAGCCCTTCTCGTCATCCTTTAAGCGCAGCGTGTTGTTGCGCGTGCGCGCTAGCGGTGCGCCGTCATGGTTAAGCAACAGCCTTACGTCGTCATCGAGCACCTCAGCGAAAGCGCCTGGCGCAATCATCTCGCGGAAGTTGCCAATGTTTGTAGGCTCGTTGTACAAAGCCGCGTAGCCTTCCAGCACCATGGGCTCAGAAGCTGCACGCAACTGCGCCTGGCGAATCTCTACGCCGTCAGCTGTAGCCTTGCGCTGCTCAATAGCGAGCTCGCCCGTAATGTATTTACGGACTAAGCGAATGCGTTCGATAGGCTCGCCGCACATACGCAAGTAAACAGCCTCCAAAGCTGGCGTAGTGTACTTATCGCTAGGGTTATGAACGTTGTGCTCGCGGCAAATGTTTTTAAGCGCACGCTTTACGGCGCCGCTGATTTCCTTCTTATCCATTGTCGGTAGTATTGTCGCTGGCAATCTTATTGCTGTATTCGCTCATCTTGTCGAGACTTAGCTGGTTGACTTGCACTAAGTGCTGATCGCCGCCCTCGATTGGGTTAAGCTCCTGCTGCATGCGCACCTCGTTGATACTCATAACGCCGTTTTGCAGCATCTGAGTAAAGAAGGTAGCGCGCGCTTGCAAGTCGCCGCGGTACAAGTCGCTAAGCTCAAACTTGAAGTAAAGCGTTTCGCGCTCGAAGCTCGTCAACAGTTTGCGGTCTAGCTCCTGCTCGATGCGCTTTGCCCAGGGCATAACCGTATGGCGGGCAAACATCAAGTTTTGTTGCTCGACGTTGTTGTAAGTCGTTTGACTTTCAAGCTGAACCAGCGCAGGCGGAACGCTGAAGATGCGGCAGATTTCCTGCGCTTGGAATTTGCGCGTCTGAATAAACTGCGCTTCCTCTGGCGGGATGCCGATACGCTGGTACTTGAAGCCAAATGGCAAAAGCTTGGTGCCTGCTGTACTGCTCGAAGCGTTCCAGCTTTCCTGCACCACTTGCACTTGCTCATTCTTTAGCGGTTGATCTGCGCTGAGTACGCCAGTCATCTGGCCACCGTTGCCGAAGTATTGCGCTCCGTAGTCTTGAGCACTGCGTGCAAGCCCTAAGTTCTCGCGATGTAGCTGAATCGGGCTCATGCCGTAGAGGTTGCTAATCTCTAGCATATCCTCGACGTCGATAACTTGGCCGTCAACAATCTTGAACATGACGCGCCCGCCAATTTCTTGGCGCTGTACAGCTTCGCTAGGCACAAGCTGCAAGCTCTGAACAGCACCACCAGCGCCGCGCTGAATAATAGCGTAACCGCAACCGCGTAAGAGCGCATCAGCTACTATAGTCTCCCAAAAATTAAAGGGTGTAACTTCGTTACTAGGAGAGACAGCGACGGCGCGATAGCTGCTGTGAGCTGTAAGCTTTACGCGGTTCCGGCCGTTAGCTTCATAAAGACACAAGCTCAAGCTGCTAAGCGTTGAAGCAATCTTGTAAACGCAAGCGTAGACGGTGCTGATAGCTAAGGAGCTTTGAGCTGTCATGCTGGCGCCGGCAAGCGTGGGGCTGAATAAACCTACAGCTGCAGCGATGTCGCTGGGGCGATCTAAGCCAACGCGCATACGAAGCTGACGCGCAAAGTTCTGAAGCCTATTTGCCATGCTATAAAGATAAATAAAGCAGGCCCGCCGTTGCGAGCCCGCTTCTCCTTACAACATGAAACGCTACAAACTAATAATGGACAAGACTACGTCCTCGTCTTCTGCATTGTTAAAGTAGCAACCGAGCGCCATAATGCTGGCGACGATGCCATCTACTTTCTGACTTTCTGCATTCTTTTTTTTGCTGACCTTTATATTATCAGCGTCGTCGCGCTGTAGCTGTACGCAGCCAATCTGCCAGCGTAAAACTGGATGAGCTTCATGAATGACCTTCCCCTGACACATCAAGCGCTCAAGTTCCTTAGTGGGGTAGCTCATGGACGCGTAGCCCTGGCCAAACTTCTGACAGTCTATTCCTGCAGCGATAAGTTCAGGAACGACCATTTCAGCATAGTAGCGGTCAAAAGCGAGCGCTTTGACATCGTACTGCTCATTTGCGGCGAGGATGTAGTCGCGGACCGCATTCATGTCAGTGACATTCCCTTCGGTGATGGTGACGAAACCTGCTCGCTGGAATGCGAAGTAGTCGACGCCGCCACTCTTCTCCTTGCTTTGCGCCTTAACACTATTGCAGAAGTGGTGCACACG